TTAAGAGAACCAACCGCCGAACCAGCCGTGCAGTTTCATCAGCACGAAATCGATCATCCGGCTAAAGAAACCACCTTCGTTTACCGCTTCCATCACAATCAGCGGCCGCTGCTCAATGGTTTTATCATTCAGTTTAAAGTCGATGGTGCCGACAACCTGCCCTTTGGTCAGCGGCGCGGTCAGCTGCGTATCGTTCAGGGTGTAGCTGGCCTTGAGGTTTTTCAGCTGGCCTTTCGGCAGCGTGATGGAACCCGCCTCGCCCGCCCCCAGCTTCGCTTCACTGCTATCGCCAAACCAGACGCGCTGGGTAATGAAGGTGGCATCGGGTTTAATCGGCGTCACGGTTTCATAGAAGCGGAAGCCCCAGGTCAGCAGTTTTTCTGATTCGTTAAAACGGATACGGTCAGTTTTGGTGCCGAGCACGACGGCAATCAGGCGCATATCGTTTTGCGTCGCGGAAGAAACCAGATTGTAGCCCGCCCCGGCGGTGGTCCCGGTTTTCACCCCGTCAGCGTTGAGGTTCGTGCTCCACAGCAGGCGGTTGCGGTTCGGCTGGCGGATTTTGTTGAAGGTGAACTCTTTTTCTTTATGGATCGCATACTCTTCCGGCACGTCATGGATCATCGCTTTGGTGAGCAGCGCCATATCGCGGGCGGTACTGAACTGACCCGGCGCGTCCAGACCGTGCACGGTCATAAAGGTGGTATTGGTCAGGCCCATTTTCTGCGCATAGCCGTTCATCAGGCTGACAAACGCGTCCTGGCTGCCCGCCACGTAGTCGGCTATCGCGATGCTGGCGTCGTTGCCGGACTGAATGATGACGCCCTTGTTAAGATCTTCTACCGACACCTGCATCCCCGGCTTGAGGAACATCACCGAAGAGCCGCGCAGCGCCGGGTTACCGGTGGCCCACGCATCGCGTCCGATGGTCACCATATCTGTAGACTTAATCTTACCCGCCTTTAACGCCTGGCCGACTACGTAGCTGGTCATGATTTTGGTCAGGCTCGCCGGGTCGAGTTTTTCGTCGGCATTGCCTTCGCTGAGCACTTTGCCGCTGGCATAGTCCATCAGGATCCAGGCTCGCGCGTCAATGGATGGCGCATCGGGGAGTTGTTCCGCAGCCTGCACCGCAGGCGCAACGAGAAGTAAAAGCGCGCAGCCTGCCGCGAGGCCGCGAAGGGAAAAAGCATCATGCGTCATAAGAGCCACCCAAGTATCCTTTCCAAACAAAAATATGCCGCCACACTCGTTCCGCGCCGCAGCAGCCGGTGAGTAAAGCGTACAAATGACCTTAAAGAAACAGCGAGTTGGTAAAGTTTTTAAAGTTTACGCAATAACCTCGCCCGGTGCTGCAAACAGCGCAATTTTTTTGATCGCGGTTGCCTAAATATTAACTTTATTATGGCATGCAAAAAAATAGTTTAGCAAATTCAGCGTTCTGCATTTTTTTCAACAACATAGCTTTAATGACTTCTGGTCAAATGTGGACAAATACGGACATTTGATTGCCCCAAATCGTGCCCCAAACACCATTTTGCCCCAAAATCTGCCCCAAAAAACAGATCACCAAAGAGAAGACATTCGGGAGTTGGTAGCTAGTTTGTATGCTACCCGCTCTATATAATAATTTGTGATACGGCTACTGGGTGGGGCACTTACATTGTGATATTTCTGGCACTGCTACTGCTTACAGTGACTACTGGTAGTGATTTAGATACATGCCTCAACGCAGCATTGAACGCAATGATAGTTACTGGCCGACATTCGTTCTTCACACGATTTGAATGGCTCTGGAACAAAAAAATATCCTCTGGATACCTTTCCCGTCGCCGAGTTATCATCGACATCGCCCTAGGTGGAATTTCAACGCGCAGCGCTTTCAGTCTTCCCCGCTCTCGAATCAGTATTGAATCATTATCTATGTCATCGTACCGAAGCGCCAACAACCTACCCGCACTAAGGCTCGTATGGAAAATCAATGCCCACAAATCAGCCCAAGTATCTGAGATGCCAGCGAGTTGACTATTTATTATCAAAAATTGCATGAACGTTAACGTTTTCTTACTGCTCACATTTAAACGCGCTTTGCTCTATTATTCGTGAGGTTATTATCTCAGATGTTAATTTCAGGCAACAGTCGTTAACGTGCGGTTAATCACACTCCCCTTCAAACGAGGGTAGTATCCAGCCTCAAGCTGTTGATCGTGTGCATAGCAACTCCGAGCACTTCAACATCACCATGACCCCTTAAGTAAAACATACCCATGCAACCGGAACTTTAACTTAACTGTTCAGACCAGAAATATCTGGAAACATCAGGAATTTTCTCAGAAGATATACTCCGCGCAAAGACTCACGCAGCAATAATGTAATGAAGTTTTTTCCCCTGAGTGTGCCTGCTCCGGGGATTTTTTATCAAACAGGACATGTATCCTGCCTCAAGTCGTTAATCGCATGGGTTGCGACTCCGAGCAATTCCACGTCTTCCAGTGCCTCACCTTCGATGCTCTCGGCTTCGGCTGTGATAAAAGAGCTACCCATCAATTTTGCAAACTGCAGTTCGCCAGCCAAGCGGATAAGAAGGACGCTTCCTTGCGTCACCTTCAACGATAAATCGAGAACGACATAACCTCGATCAGTCTCTAAAACTTGAGAGTTCACACCAATGTTGCACGCAGCCGCGACAGTAAGCCTCTGCTCAACGTAGTCGGCAGCAGGTGAAGGAACATATATAGCGTCTTCAGATTTACTTATATTACAGCGGTCACCAATGCGCAATAGTCTCTCGCCACCTCCGATGCAGATGCTTACATACGGCCAGGGCATACCTGAAGCTTATCTTTAACCAATTAGTTCTATGTAGTTGCGTGACAAATGAATTTTTAAGGTGTAAATTCTTCTACAGAAACACACCAGCAATCATGAGCTATTTATGAGAATCATCATTAAATATTGAGATATTTTTGGCAACTTATTTCAGGTGGAGGAAAAATGTATTTAGTTAAAAGTTGCAGCAAACAAAACAACCCCAAAACGTCAGGTACACTAAGAATTGGTTCCTTAACTGAGTATAGAGACTCAGAAAACAAAGAGGTTGAAGACAGGGAAGAAGGTTTTTATCGAATTAATATAGATCTAAAAGACAAGTGGATAACTACTAATTTATTCAGCCACTTAAACAAATCACACCTTAGTTTATCGAGTGTACACATCCACCATCTTGCACTGAAAGGAAGTTATGAGGATAGGATTCTCGTTGACTATCACGCTAATTACACATGGGATAACTTAAACCGATTTATCTTTTGCATAACAAAAACAGAAAGAGCTGAAGACGCGCAGAATATATTTAGTGGCTACGACGATAGCTGGTCAATCGATTACAAAAAAATAACATGGATGAAAAAAGCAATGGAAAAAAATGTTTTGCAAAAGGTTAAGGAGCTAATTTCTTCAGGTGAAATGATTTTCGGTAGTGACTTTAATGATCCAGGTAAGATAAGAATACAATCTTACACTCAAGATATAATTTATCAAGCGAGGGATTTGTATTTGGGAAATAAAGATATAGATGCCATGTCTGAAACTTTGATATCACTTTTTGAAAATGTAAAATTTATCAAGCCTGTTGACTTTAAAAAAGAAAAAGAACTCAGATTTGTTTTTGACTTTTATTATGACGGCATTATTATTTTCCCTCAAATTAATAGTCTCATTGTGCCTGCCACAGGCATTATTGAGTTATTGTAATTGTAGCAAATAATACCATTACTTAATATTTAATAACTGATGTTTTTTTGAATATGGAACCAACTGACCTACCGACTCTTGCGTAAACTCGGCGGCAAGCATCTATAAACCTTGCTATCTATTCATTACATGATGTTATACCTATCCCAGTTCGCGCACACTGCGCCCAAGGCGATCTAACTTCCAGACCACAAAAGAATCCCTTGGTTTTTAGCGACGAATAGCACGCCTAAGCCTTGGGCGTCTGGCATTTTTCCCGCACGCTGTATCTTCGAAAATCTGCTCACATTCTGCGTGAACCAACACATTTTTCTGCAAAAATTGACGGAGTTTCTGTCGATTGCATCTCGGTAAGTGAAGAGGGTGGCTGGCATGAAAGCACCGGTAAGCTTAAGACAGAATAGCTACCGAATGGCGGGGTTGCTGGTGTCTATAAGCCCTCCCTGAGTTCCTCTTCAGCCTCTTCCAGCGGGTTCCCCGTTCCGGAATAAACGAACGGGAGCTCACCCCTCCCGCTCATTGCTGCTCCTGCTGGTGTTACAGTGTATTCAGCCACCCCTACCAGGTCGGTACCCGCTTGCTCCCTTTACGGTAAACGCCGGGACATATGCAGGTTGCGCAGCGTCGTCAACTTCAAGGGCGTCATTAAAACCCGCCCCTCCGTTTCCCAGTTCTGAATAATCAATACTCGCGTTTCCTGATAAACACCGTGGGAGTCTTGAATATTTGGTGTAATCATCATCGGTATATTCATAAACGACAGGCGTTCGGACGGTGTAAGTTTCGCCGTTAATTAGCAGAGGCCCGACATTATCGTTATCGTGTGCGGCCTGAAATGCAGGTCCCCAATCCCACGTGGAAGGAAACGTAGTCGGCTTGTCCGTGACATATCTGGCATATTGCCAGATGGTGGGAGCCTGGGCGCTTAAAGCCTGATTTACCGTCGTGATTTGGTCGTCTAATTCTGTAGGCACGTGGGTAATAATATTGTCGCCCATTCCCGGTTCGCTTGAACCCAGGTTTTGGCGAAGCGCTGCATCACCGACAGATACAAAATGCGCAGCGTCGGTACCGGTCCATGTTTCGTCAGTATTACCAGCCGTGGTAAACGGGATATCTGTCGCTGCGGTGAGTTTATACAACTCGTTGTTATAGCGAATGAGCTGGTTATACTCGGTGAGTGTCAACGGGCCGGTGGTGTAATCACCGACAATCTGATAGCCCGAACTGTGGATGAAGGTATTGAACCGACTTTCCTGGCTGATGAGCTGCGTGACAAATGCCGACTCCATTCCGAAAAACGAGCGACGCGTTTTGCCCAGACGATCGGTCCAGATTAAGGCGGTCAGGCTGTTAAGTGCAAAGTCGAGGTTCTCGGCGTTATCAAATAAATCCTTTACAGCCGCCGAACCCAACGGGTTGCCGGTTTTATATGTGCTCATAGTCGCCCTATAACAAAAAACCCGCCGAAGCGGGTTGTTGAGAGATGTTTCAGTTTTATGCAACGTCGCCGGGATAGCTGGCGTTGTCGTAGTCGTAGAATGACGCGCGGTACTCTTTGGCGGTAACCTGACACGTCCCGTCAGATTGCGGAGCTATTTCCGACACTATTGCGTTGTAACCCACGCGGGAAGAATCGCAAAACACCAGCCTGACCGGTTCAATGGATGCCGTGGAAAAATCTATCTCGTCGAACTTACTGAGATAAGGCACTGACAGCTGATAGTCTCCCACCTTAGTCGCGACAATCAACGCTGAGGCCGAACCATCCTGATAGCGGATTAATGCTCTGGGATTCGGATACGTCCAGTTCAGGGGCTCGGATACCGTCATCGTCGTTACGCCATTGACAGTTGATAAGGATTCAACGAGGCAACTGATTGTCGTCGCTGAATCCGGTATGTCATCTGTCAGAACAATGCGATCGCCGACGTTATAGCACAGCGCGTCCAGCTCTGTTGTCGTCTGATAAGTCTCCCGTTGCTGCAGGTACTTCATCAGGCGACGCATACCAATCTGATACGCGCGGTCCCGGTTAAGTACACCATCAAGCTGGTAATCCTCAATTTTAACCGGTGTAGGATTATCGCTGGTCCTGCATTGTACGGTTTCCTCCGCCCATGTGGTCCCGTTGATATAGGTCACATCAACGCCATCATAATCGTCATCGGACGGCGCGGTGAAACCGGTCTGCAGCTCCTCAGTCATCTCATGTGGTGTGATTATTCCTGTCCAGGGCTTGACACCCTCCCGCCCGACGGACGCCAGTCCGTCACTCAGCAGGAAATAGGATTTCCCGGCATTCGTTATCTTCTGCAGCATTTCCAGCGCCGAAATACTGTCTCCGGTTGCAAAGTCGAAATACTCACCATCAGGTGTCCAGTATGTCGATTCCAGCACGCTAATGGCTTCCGTATCCATCTGAAGACCGAGAGAATTCCCCACATGCATTAATGCGCCCGAAATTGACCTCGCGGCGGCTGAGTCATATACACGCGTGGCCACAACGTTAACCCGGCGATCCGACTGTGCAGCAAGTTTCCCGCCGGTCTCCACAGTCACGCCCATAAGAGTCACTCCGGGGTAGGATGAAGGGCGTGTCAGCAGACGCCCGCGAAGAGCCTGCCAGTACATGTTGTCGCGCGCGTTATTACTCCCCTGCTCATTCCGGCGACGGCAACGCACCTCGACAAGACCCGGTGAGTCCAGCACAATCCGCTCTGTGAACCCGAGGCCGTTTACGTTCTTTAACGCATACTCACCTGTTTTACTGATCCAGCCTGCACCTGAACCATAAACCCGATACTGGATTTCCCACTCAACATGCCGGATGCGCTTCTTGCCCTTGTTATCGAAGCCGCAGATACCGCTGGGGAATGAAAAATTCACCTCAAACATATCCACAGTTTCATTATCAGGGCTCGCCAGGAAGGGGCCCATCCATGTGTCACTGTCATTCAGCCCGGTGGCTTCATAGTCGATCATCGTCCGCGCTGAAAAACCCGGCCAGGAGGCATCAACAGCACCATTAACCAGACGCGCAACGGTAGCCGTTGTGCCATCAGTTGAAATTATCTGGTACTCATTCCCCCTATGAGAGAGAGAAAGACGCTGGGTACCTTCCGGCATCCCCGAAAAAGGCGTACCCGTCGCGCTGTTATACGCTAATGTGACGTTTGCGGTGATAGCTGCACTTCCGCCGGTTGATTCACTGCCTGCGGTATAAACAGGCGCTTCGCCAAAGACCGCTACCGGGAGCGAGGATGAAGTAATTTCTCCGCCCGCAAACGGGCTTGCCTCTTCAGCGATCAGTACCGTTCCGCCATTATCCTGCGCCACCAGGCCGGACCCGGTCAGCCCCTCAGTAATTGCAGCCAGAAGGCCGGACATGTTGACATAATCGGCGACCAGAGAGACGGTATAGGTTGTTCCGTGCCAGGTCACCGTAAAGGTTGTGCTGCCCAGAGAGTAATCGTAAGTCGTCGGCGCTGCGCTGGCCTGAATTTTAGCTGCACTCCCCCCCTCACCCGGTACGGCATCCTGCCCCGGCGTGTATGCTGCGATGAAGAGGTCGTAATCAACACTGTTAAAACTCAACGTCACTGGCATTCCTACTGCCGGCGCGATTTCAGTCAGGAGCTTGCTTGCAAATATGCTGCAACCTGACGAGGTGGAGATAAGGAAGTTGGTGGGGGCTTTAATCTCCACAATAGTGCCTTCCACCCAGCTTTCAGGCAGCGCGTTATCGTCCTCATCTTCATCATCGTCGTCATCTGTATCAAGTCCGGTAAACGTTACGCTCGCACCGGATACCGTCATGCTGTCCGCGATAATATCGTCTGAATCTGGTGAGGTCTGCGCCATATCAAGCCCGGTGCCGGAGGATGTTCCCCCAACCTCAGTCGAGTTGAACCAGTTTTCGCTTCGCTCATCGCCGGAAACATCGGCTCCGGGTGGATAGTTTGTATGACTGAAGCCCGGCAAAGACGTTTTTGGTGTATCCCCGACTCTGATATCACCCTCAGAATAATCAAAATAACCCGCCCCCAGACAGACAAGCATGTGAACATGCATGATAGTCGGGTCCGCGGGATCATAGCGGCTGACAGGCTGGACAACATAATCCGGATAAATGCGGCGGCGGCCAAAAACTTCACGGATGGGATCGCCCAGTTTTGCACTGTTCGCTTTCGCGGGGTTGAGGTCCAGACTACGCCCAGTTGATGAAGAGTAGCCACCGGCATCAATATTCCCCATCATGAACAGAGAGTAAGCCGCAGCTGCGACAGAAACACCTACAGCAATCCACGCGATGGTGGCGGCCTCCAGTCCGAAGGGCACCGGATAAAGCCGGACATCACATTCAGGATGGATCACGCAACTACCCCAATCGCCTGGTGGAATAGATTTACCGTCTACCTCAATGTTTACCGGCGGAACATCCCGATCCTCGTAACCTTTAATATTCGCCGCCAGCCAGTCGCGAATACAGGTAACGCTATGCTCATGCGTTTCCAGCGGTTCACCGGGCAGCCGCGACGGGTAAAAACGAATGGTCATTGCCAGAACTCCACTTTGACAAATCGCCGCTTAAATCGCGGCAAAGGCAGAAAGGTGACGTTTGTTCCCGGATTGCATTCCGCCACGTGTAGCAGGCCACCGATACTGACCACGATCCCCACATGGGTGACCGTCGATCCGGTATAACAGGCCACCCCTGCGCCTTCGCATGGTTCACAGCGCTCCAGGATAAGCATCATTCGACGCGCTTCCCGATCGAGGCCGCCGTCGTCTTTGGTTACCCCGGCAAAATCAGGCCAGAGAGGAAGACCCAGGTCTGCTCGGATTTCATTCACAATGCCGAAGCAATCGAGCTGCGGATACACTCTTCCGCCTTTCAGCCATTTGACTGAAAGATATTTATCAGGATTAAACATTGAAATTCCTTAGCTGATGTAACGCAGACCGGGGAATGATGGGAGCGTATAGCGATATCGCGGCCAGGCTGTATCGAGAACATTCATGTAACCGGCGGTAATCTGCACCTCGGTAGCTGTCCAGTATCCGGACTTAATCGCCAGGGTATAGGGCACAGCAGCCGGTGCCGTTAAATCCGTTGAGATAAAACTACGATACGTCAGCGATGCCGGGTTACGGTCATTGATAGCGTTACGAATAGCAGTCGAAACAACCCCATCAATATTGCAAAGGGCAAACTTCAAATCCTGTGTGCCATCAGCGTTACGGGCTGGTAATGCAATATCCATCGCACAGGCAATAAACGTTACGGTATCGCCATTCTCGGTGGTGGCTGTAATGTCTTCATAGCCTTTGCACAGGTAATGAACCGCATCACCGATATTAATCTGCAGCGTTTCAATGATGACCTCCGGCCCGCTGCTGGCATAGAGGCGATTGAGTATTGTCATGCTTCAGGCCACTCCCTGTTAACTGCCAGATCAAGAATGTCGCTGTTCACTATAAAATCAGGGAACTCTGCCCAGCCGGGAGGAAGAATTGGCCTTTCCCAAAGCTCAAGTGTCGCAGTATACCGCCAGTATTTCCCCCCTTCGGGAGTAGGTCCCTCGTAGAAATCATCAGTAAATCGACAAACATAATCCTGCTGACCCAGGGGCGTTAATAACGGCATATTGAACCAGTTCGCCCCATCCATAGTGATATCCCTTATAGCCATATGCGCGGGCGGTAGTCTGCGTGATACCCCAGCGCGTTGGGCCGCCTTTATCATTCGGGTTATTTACGTAACCCCCTTCTTTACCGAGGATGCCCTCGATAATCTGATCTGCTGTCATGGCGCCTTGACTCCGGTAATGCGCTCCCAGAAATAGGTCAAAGCAACAGAACCCATTGCCCCGCTAATTCCGGAAGTGGCCAGTATCATGTAAATGCTCAGTCCGCTTTCAATGCTCACCAGGCCAGCAATAACGCCGGTAAACCCTGAAACCACCATTTGGGCAAGAGCATTGATCAAGCTCCATGTTGCCTTGCTCTGCTTCACATCTATCAGGTAGCGGACAAGTCCACCCCAGCAAGCAATGATCAGCAGAACCAGCCAGGACATCCCGGCAATGCTCTCTTTGTCTTGCATACGTTTAGCCATAGTTACCGCCTCCGATGAAAAATCGGGAAGCTGTGTGTTTGAAAAGGGTCAGGCCCGTCAGGCTGGATTTAACAACGAAGCGTGTCGATGATGATTCCTGCGGGACCTGATAATAAAAAAGCCATGCAAATGCATGGCCTTGTGATTTGAATCCGTTATTTACAAAATGTATTCGAGACAGTATCTTTCGACTTCCGGACAAAAAAACATATACCGGGACAAAATCTAAATGTAACTGCCTTGCCTGCATGAAACCATGCGGGCTTTTTTTTTGCCCAAAGAAAAAGCCCACCGAAGTGGGCCTTACAGCTATCATCATTTTTTATTAGGTGTGGTGCCGGGTGCCTCCCGGTAAGTCGCCGCCAGTCCACAGACGACTCGCAATGCGCAAAAAAACATATCAGACTGGCAATGCCCCTCCGCATAGGGGGATTCACCACACCAAAAATTTAACATCTGATGAAACTCGTTTCAATGCTCTACGACGATGTGACAGGGGTACTGATGCAATGCATCTCGCGAATACCCCTGTCGTATCGCCGGAAAGCAAAAACCCCGCACTGCGGGGTTTTCGTTATATTCAAATTGTCGCTTTTTGTCGCTGCCGAGTGGCGCAGCTCTGCCAAGCATGAACGTATTATCTAATTTTTAGACCTGAAATCAACTACCAATAACAAAATAAGCACTAATTGCTAAAAACTTATTCAGATTCAGCTTTCAGGCTTTGCCTTGCAGACAGGAAAGTTTTCGCCTGAAATACCTGTAAGCACCAGTTAACCCGATCCTTTGCCATCTTGAACGTAAGCCATGGAGCTGCTCGTTCCAGCTCGCGGGCAATATCCGCGACTTTTTTACGAGTGGTGTAAAAGCTCACCCCTACGATATAAACCGGATCCGTTGTGTCGAATGCCTTTAACACACATTCCTCAACGAAATCCGCATCATCATCTCTTATAGCGGTATCTATTATGCTGGTAGTGGGTTTCGGCCATAAAATTGCGTGTGCTCTATTTAACGCATGCTGACCGCGATAACCCTCCTCCCTCGCCTGCTTAATTGCCGCAGTAAAGCGCTCAAGAGATTTATCAGACCAGCGATCTCCTCTAACAACTCGCCAGCATTCATGGCTTCTTGGCAATCGTGGCGCGGCTTCACCGCGCATGGTATCGCCCCATACGGTAAGCAATGATTTAATCCAGCCTGACTGGATGCCGGTCAAGAGTTTTGCTCGCCCCAGATAGCGCTTATGCGTAGCCAGGGCAACCTCATTAAGGGCCTTATTATGTCTACGGCGTTGCATTGGAGTCATACTGTCTCTCCCCGGATCTGACAGGTGCGTATAAAGTTTTTGAGGATGCGGTAGTCAACTAATACAGTGCCGCGATGACGGCAAAGGCGAAGCTTTTTCCAGCGGTAGCGGATGCGTTCAACTAAGAGCTGATTCATGCCACCTCCCGCTGACCGTAAATACACATTTCAGGAAGATTTGCCCGCACAAGCGCTTCTGCAAACGGCGGTGGGACGGCGTTGCCGCACCTAGCGACTTGTTTGTCTTTGGCGTATTTCACGCCGCGGTAATCCTGGTCAATGATGTACCACTCCGGAAAGCCCTGTGCCAGGTAGAGCTCGTGCGGCTGCAGCATGCGCATCCGGTCGCATTTCTGCCGCGAGTAACGGACCCCACGTTTTAAACTCTTCGACGTTTTCCAGCATCATGACTCGCGGGCCAACATCCAGCGCCCAACGAATGACGATCCATGCCAGCCCTCGAATAGCTTTCTCTACTGGTTTAGCACCTTTCGCTTTAGAAAAGTGACGACAGTCAGGCGAGAACCATGCCAGGCCGACAGGCTTGCTACTGGTAGCGGCTAATGGGGATACATCAAACACACTTTCGCAATAGTGAAGCGTGTCGGGATGGTTAGTGCGATGCATGGCAACGGCGTTTTCATCGTGGTTAATAGCGATATCAACACTGCGCCCTATTGCCAGTTCAATACCAGTCGATGCGCCACCGCCGCCAGCAAAATTATCAACAATTAATTCACGCATGACTAACCCCCTGCATGCTTTCCACTAATCCACCAGCAACAGCGATAATTTCGCTTGTTTGCATACGCTCCAGACACAGCTGGTTAATGTGGGCCTTCAGCTTGTTCTGCTGGAAGAACTCCAGATCCTCAGCACCTTCAACATGTCGAAATATCAGCTCTACCTCCAGTGGCCAGATACTTGATTCCGTCTCTGGTAGTTCAGTAGATGCGGTCGGTTGCTCAGCTTTCGCTGGTTGCGCCATTGCTTGCCCTGGACATTTGCCAATAGCAAATTGCGCTAGCGCCATAAATGCCTGGCCTTTAGCTTCCAGTTCGGTGCGGTTGATGTAGCTGAATTTTTCGCCTCGCCAAGTCTTATCAAATACAGCTATGGCACCAGCAAAAAACGCGCTGGTCGGCCTTTGTTTGTCGTTGGCGGGTTTAAACCAGACGGGCAGATCGAAACCAATTCGCCCACGGATAAAGCAGACATGATCCGCATCTTCTGGCCACCAGGTTTCGCTCGTTGCGGATTTCACCAGGAAAACATAGCGCCCGCCCTTTTCTCGTTGCGATGCTGCGTAGTTCATGATGTGAGTCATGCCGGTGATAGCTTGCTTTTCGTGGTATTGAGAACGGCTGTAAGGGGGATTGCCAAATGCAACACCACCGATTGAGGAAAGCATTTCCGACCAGTCCTGTGTCAGCGCGTTATCTTCTGCGGTGTACCAGACAGGACATTTTGCATTGCTGTCATCAGCGAACAGGTCCAGCATCAACGGGCCGAACATCGCGTTGATACCCCAGAAAAGCGGATCCGGCGTTCGCCACTGGTCGCCAACCTCTTTTAAGTAATGGGATGGTGCGTTGCGTAGGGCTGTGAGAGATTCGCAGTAAGGATTAGTCATGCGACCTCCAGCGCTTTTTTCAGTGCGCGTAAGTCGGCGTAAGCCTGCAGGCGGATGGTTTCCAGCTCTTCGATGGTCCAGCGGTGAATCCGGTTGTCGTTATCAAGCCCCTGAACTGCGGCTTCACCGATTTTTTCCACCAGCCCGACCCGGTAGGCTTTGATATTCCCGGACTTGCCGACGTTGCAGTCATCACACTGCAGGTTGATATTGATGCGGGTAAACCGCAGGTGGGAGGCTTTAGCAACGGTTCTGTAGTGGCCGGCATGCCATACTTTGGCTTGGTGGGTTCCGCAGGAAATGCACCCCTCCCCATTAGCAAGGGCCATTTCACGGCAAAGGGTATTAACCACGCGCTCGGTGACTTCCAGCCAGTGGCTGAGATGTTTTTCAGCCGTCGTTGGTTGAGGGCGGATATGGTGAACGGGTTTATTTTTTAACCTGTTTTGTGCCTTAACCTTTTGTTTCTCGCGCTGATGCGCAAGGTACTGGCTCTTATGCTCTTCGCAGCACCAGTAAACATTAGAATAGATAAGGTTAAACCAGGCACCGCAGCCGGGTGCTCTGCATCTGCGACGAGGGTCTCTCATATCGCACCGCCAGGGTGCGAAAGACAAACGGAAACACCAGCATAGGTGATAGCCGGTGTCAGGAGGTACAGCTTTTGAGAGTGGTTCTTCTGCGCCATCGGTTTTTCTCCGTGGCACAGCGACTGGCAAGAAGGGTTGTTCAGACCCGTAATTAATATAGCTAATTTTAGTCCTGACTTACAGGGGGAAGACCGGCTTTTTTACGGGCCTCATCAAGGGATTTTAGCGAGGTGACAAACTCATCTTTGCGCAGCGGGAAGCCCCTCTCCACAACCCCATTTTTCACATAAACAAGGACAGGCCCGGTATGCTCTTTGAATCCTGGAAATAAATCATCCGGTATTTCCATAAATACCTCATTGGAAACACTCCACCAGCAACGAACACGGCCAATGAGTTAATACGCTAAAAAATAACCGCGCTAAGATGGCGTATAAAGTTAACAATGGCGGCATAACTGCCACTCTCTTACAGCTCAATAAAACCAGTCATCGGCACTTTCCCACGTTTCCTGCAGGATTTGCTCTATGCGCTTTTTATCGCCATCAACGCCGCCCAGAACGGTCAGCCCGTCAGTGCTTGAGCGTCTTATATTTAGTTTGCAGCCTTCATAGTTTTGATGAAGACGGCGCAGCAATTCAACTTCAAGGGCGGGAATGGCCCCTTCTGGCAGTTTTTAGTCTTGTCGATGGTTACTTCGATTCTCATAGTATCACCCACCTAAGAACTGTATAAATACACAGTACACCTAACTTACTGAATGAGCAATATCTTAAGAGCACAAAACGTTAATTTTTATCAGTCATGGGAAAACAAAACCCACCGTAGCGGGTTGAATCTATGGGGTTTTTTAGTCATGTTCTCTAAAGAGAGACAGAGTCTTAGGTCACAGTAAACAAAAATCGCCCAACTCATGAGTGGTAAAACAAGTCATATTGACGAGACCTTATATGATTACGTAATGGCCAAATTTAATCGAGCAGTGACATCAAAACTGTTCGATTAAAGTAGTCGGGCAAGCGTGCGACACTCTTCGAATGTTATCCTTAGACAAGCTCAAGGTAAAAAATGTCTAACATAAACAATTAAATTAAATCCGATTTGATTAAAAAAATCGTTATAACTAACTTAAACCTCACTACCTTTAAGAAAATCATTATGAAAAAGCATGAACTCGTAATCACCGCCTTTATTTTTAACCAGTTCAATTTCAAAATCTGGCCATGGGTACTTATAGCGCAAAAACAAACACTTTGACTCAATATCGATTAGTTTTTTAAGGCCAAAAGAAAAACATCCAACAATATTATCATCCTTAAACTCTCTGGCTATAACCAATGTACTTAAATTCTTATTCTTAGAGCACAAGTTTAGATATGCGCGGTTGAAAACCACCTCATTTCCTCGTGAATCATTTGCCATGATAAATCCTCAGTCATCCCTAAGTAAAAGACTTAAAAATCAAGTAACAGAAGGCTCCGGTACTTGATGGTTCCATTTTACAGGAGACAATAGCAGCTTTAATGGAGTAAAGATTCAACTATTTTCAAATTGAGAAGTTTCCAAATCATTTAAACTAAAGCACATATTAATAAGCGCACCACATGAATTTAATTCAACAATTTCAGATACAGTTGCAATCTCAGCTTTTTAATACATCATGCGGCTGCGTCCCTTTTCTGACATAACTCAGGAAAATTGCCCATCACCAGTACCTCAACGAACGGTGGCGGCACAAAGTTGCCGAAGCGTGCTAACAGAAAGAAAAAAACCGCAACAGCGGGTTTATACAACGACCACCAGCAGCAGACCTTCCAGCTCAATGACACGCTTGCAGGTGTCTTCCAGTAAAGAGTCCATCATTTCACCTCCTGTGGAGCGACTGCGAGCATTGCGGTGCGGCGTTCCTGTAACTCACACAATGCTCTTACTATCTGGCTGCATTCAATAACCTCAGCCTCTGAAGCGGATTCAGCCATAACCTCGAAGTGTGATTTCATCGCCAGGTATAGTGATTCTAACTCTTCATGCGTTAAGCGTTCATCAATACTTCTCCACTTAATGCCTGCATCTGTCATGGCTTTCTCGTAAATAATCGCAGTTTGGGCGGCAGTATAATGCTTCCAGATAGTAGGGGTTACGACCATGCGTGCTGCCGGTTCGCGCTCCAGCTCAGCGATGCGCTTTTCAGCCGCATCCAAGTTATTCCCCAACTTCTGCGCCATGTGGAACCAGTTTGCTCGCTGCTCTTCCTTAAGCTCCAGCGCCTCTACCACAGCGAGAACATTATCGGCTTTTACGTACAGGCTTTCGCCAAACTCATTTGCTGATGCTGCTCGACGCTTCAGGCTCTGCGCCAGTTCGGTGATATCAGTCATGCTGCATGCTCCTCGTCTTTCCGGCGACGGATATACGCACGGATGGCTTGCCGTAGCTCCTCGCGCTGCGCATCAGTGAGCGGAGCCGTTGGCTGCATCCAATCAGGGACGGTAGGTTTTTGAATTTTGCTCATTTGGCCCCCTCGCGCAGCTGCTGGGCGAAAACTTCAGCCTCTTCTGCACTTTCTAAACAGAATTTAATACTGCTCATCACCACATCACCGCCGCGTTTTTTTAAACGCTCCGCTACGCCTCGCTGCTCTGCCGCGAACTTCTCTACCCCGCGCGCCTCGGCTTCGGCTACGATGCGATCGGTGGCGGGGGTTGCGATTCGATTAATAATCGCGATCATTCCGGCACGCAGCACTTCATCCTCAGATGCACCGTAACCCGCAGCCACTTCTGACGCCTCATAGCCGTAATCACTCTGTGATAGCCAGTTATCTGGATTTTTCAGCGCCACATTCTCCGCAGCCAGCTGCTGGTAAGCTTTCGCCAGCGCCATAACCTTTGTCTCTTTGATCGACAGCTCGCCCGCACTCTCCAGCGAATTCGACAGCTCGCCCGCACTCTCCAGCGAATGAATGAGCTCGTTTACTGTTGAGATGTTCATGCCGCCGCCTTGCTGCGATCCGCAGCGATTTTTTTCTGTTCGTCGATAATTTCCAGCATTTCAGCCAGTGCCAGGCCATCCAGAGAGATAACACCCTCGTCACTGATTTGTGCCAGCGCCAGCAGTTCCACCGCGCGGCGGGCTTTCTTCACGCTGATTTCCGGCGACACAAACGATTTAGTGACCTTTTTTACACCAGCAGCAGCGGCCTTGGCTTTATCCTGCTCCAGCACTTCGCCAGCTTTTTCACCGTGCTCTTTGATTCGGTCTACCGCTACGGATGCCGATACCTCACCAGATTTCACGCTCTTCTGAATCGCGTGATCTGCCGTACTGAGCGTCAGCAGCTTCTCAACCGTCGGGATCGACTTGTGCACCAGCTTTGCGATTTCCGCTGTTGTCAGGTTGAATGCGGCCAGGTCTTTCACTACAGCGGCCTGTTCAACCGCGGTCAGAGGCAACTGGTTGTTGCTTGTCATGATGCGAGCGATGCGCTCAACATCATTGCCGGTGAAGGAAATAATCTGGATGCGCTCAACTGGCTTTCCTGCCTCACGGCAGCGTAGATATGCGCGGTGGCGACGATGCCCCTCTACAATCCAGACACCACCCTCATCACGAACAACGACTTCCAGCGGCGGAACGGTGCCACCATTCATCAGGTAATTAAATAATTCGTCATCAGCCTGGCGGGTACGCTCGTCGTCCTCGCGGCGATTGAAATTCGGTTTGACATGCAGTTCATCAATCCTGATGAACATGCCACTATCGGTGCGTTTGATGACGTCGCCGTCTCGCATTTGTCTGAATGAATTAGCCATTTTTAACCTCTTTTTTATTCACCGCTTCCGCCCATTTTTGTTCCAGAGCATGTCTGGCTTTGTTCTTTCCACCAGCCCAGTAACTGTGCTGGACCCGGTAATGGTCATACGGGCATTTCAGGGCGCCAGAGCAAGAGCCAAACGTATAATCTTTCCAGTGAAATTCTGGAACAGCGCCGCAATCCGGGCATTTTTGTAATTTCATTGAGCGACCCCGCGATATTCCTTCAGTAGGTTTTCAAACATCATGCGGATACGGTTCGCGCAGCCAAACGGCATGTCATTAAAGCGCCACAAGGCTGCGCCGTTGCGTAGGCCGTTCTGGGTAACCTTGCCTGCTCCATGCAACTGGCGAAGCTGACCATTCACCGAGGACATACCGCGCCCCAGCGCAGCGGCGATTTCCCTAGTGGTCAAATCAGGATTGGCCTTGATAAATTCGATCATCGTGATTTCACCGCTGTATTGTGTTTTCTTGGATTTGGTTGTTTTCATTAAAAAAACTCCTTAGCCCCTGAAACCCTTCGGAATATCTGCCTGAACTTTGCCGCTAAATCCGAGGTTTCCGCCGGTTGCGAGATTTACCGGGCACAACTTCAGCACCAACTCAGGCCATTTACGATGTAGCGTCGGCATGTCCTGAACCTTTCCGCACCACCACTGGTCGCGCTGAATACGCTCAATCATGGTGCGGATTTGGTCGTGGCTGCAGCCGTGCTCCTGGCGCAGTTGACGAACTGCCTGTGCCCAGCGAACAAAATTTGGTTCCTTCGGCTTTGCCAGGCAGCCGTCAAATTCTGCGGCGCGTTCGTACATCTCGATGATGGTCGACCAGAACCACATCGCGAGATCGAAGTCGTTATCGGTAGCCAGGTTACTGTCTTCGGTAGCGTCAGGAATGTTTGCTTCCGGGATGACCGGTTCACGTCCTGACTCTGCAAAGTTATCCACAGGAAGAATCTCTCCCGCGTGGTTTTTATGATCTGTATGTAGTGATCTGTTTTTAAGATCTGTATAGAGATAGGATTCGGCTTGAGAGCCGTTTCCAGGATTCGGCTCTTGGGCCGTTTCCATTCGGCTCTTGGGACGAATGCATTCGGCTTGAGAGCCGTTTCCATCACTTTCAATCACTTGCTTCGATTCGGCTCTTAAGCCGTTTCCATTCGGCTCTTGGGCCGTATCCATATTTTTCAATGGGTTATTTGAATTTCCCCCTTGCGGGAATATTTTGGCGATTAGCGCCTCCTGATCGACCCGATAATGCTTCTTCGGAGTCCCGCTTACCTGCCGTAACTCTTCCTCAATAACCCCCGCCAGGTACTGCTCTGTAATCTTGAACATTGCTTTTCTGACCACGTCGCCATCTTTGGCGCGAATCTCTTTGGCAAGCGCTGCGTGCTCTTTGTAAAACCAGCCATTTTCCAGACTCGACTTGCCAGACCAGAACACCAGCTGATTGAGAATGGCCGCCAGCAAATACTGTTGCCTGTCTCCTGCAAAGAAATCCAGATACGGTCCGGGGATCGTTATGCAGTTCCCCTGCCCCGACATGGCCTGAACAATTTCAAACACCTGATTGTTCATTCCGAAACCTCATTGTGTAGCCGTAAAAACTCTCTCAACCCCACCCAGCCAACAGCCCCGCAGGCTTTGCTGTAGGAAACATCTTTCTCTGTCGCTGTGAGTACCGTCACCATGTGGCCTTTGTGTCTGTGCTGGAAGCGAGAACCGGCCTTAGGAATGCCAGTGCCTGCACAATCTCCTTCAGACGGCTCATACGCCGGATACGCTCGTTTCAGGCGAGCAATCAATTCAGCAGCAGACTGGTTACGCATGGTTGAACCTCGCTTAGTGAATCAGCGTGTTACCGGAGGGGCCGCCATCAGCAATCCGGTCAGAGATAGCAATCATTGCGCCGAACAGCGCTTCCATTTCGTCGTCGACACGCTGTTTGCGGTGAAGCAGTTCCCGGAAAGTTGCGGAGTAATAACTACGCACCCGCGCCAGCAGTAACGGCGGCATAGCCCGTTCAATTGCCGGGAGAAGCTGCGCGATTTTTTCGATTGATGCAGGTGAATCACTTTCAACCCAGCGGTAAATCTTCTGGATATTGCGGCTCAGTGCGTCAGGGTGGCTTTCGTCATACAACTCTGGCTTAGTCATGCCCATGGAGAAATACGCGTCGACAATAGCCGATACAGGCGTTTTACGGCCACCAGGATAAAGCGCCCAGGCATTCATGGCCTCGCGAATGCGTTCATGCCTGATTTTCATGATTCACCTCACCAGAACGTTTTGCTTTAGCATGTTGATCGTAAACTTCAGGGTCGTATTGCAGGACTCCCTCAGAAGCTAGTTGCAGTCTCATCGCATTTTTTTCAGGAACGAGTTCACCCCAAACGGAAACTGACGCGGGGGCTACGCCCGCAGCTTTGGCTAATTTCGACTTGCTGCCGAAGTAATTGATTGCATCTTGTTTAAACACAGGCTCATCTCCTTAGGTTTTCCTAAGGATATTTGATCGTAGAGAAACTTAAGTCAAGAAAATTTAGAATTCTCTAATGATGGAAAATAAAACCTTTGGCTCGCGCCTTCTTGAAAGGCGAAAACAGTTAAAACTCTCTCAGTCCGCTCTTGCTAAGCTGGTCAAGGTTTCGCACGTCACAATCTCCCAGTGGGAAAGGGATGAAACCCAGCCAGCTGGTAAGAGGCTGTTTGCTTTGAGCAGTGGTCTGCAATGCAATCCAACGTGGTTACTTTATGGTGATGATGACCAGATTCCAGGTGAGCCTATTCCGCACCAGGAAAAAGAGTTATCGGAGGAACAGCAAGAACTGCTCGGGCTTTTTGATGCCCTTCCTGATTCTGATCGAGAAGGATTTCTCAATGAGTTGCGAGCACGCGTAGAGATGAACAACCAACGATTCGAAGAATTACTAAAAGTCAGAAAGCGCGCCTCGAAAAAGTAACCTCATTCCAAATTTTAAGTAATCCATTTTAATCAATGGGTTACTTTCTCACACCCTCAAATTTAAGTTTTTCTACAAAATAAATCTTGATTGAAAACTTAAGTTATTCTAAGTTTATCCCATCCAAACCAATCACTGCACAGTGACTGGCAAGAAAAAAACGTTCGGTTGGCCGCCTGAAGGCTAAAAATCAACAGGCTTTGCAATGCAGTGAATGCGGCTATGCGCACGCGGCACAGTTAAGCGGTAACACTCGTTTCTGAAAAGAGTGGGGTGGAAAAGAAACTGTCGGTACCAGTTGTTAACTGGCTGGTATCACCGGGAGGCACCCGGCACTGCATTGCAAGGCCTGTTAGGTACTCAACACGCATGAGGGAAAGGAGATGATTCGAGACGAAGACAAGCCAGCATGGCGCCGGTTCTGGTTGAAGGTTGTTCCGTTTTTGGCTGTGGTCGCATCGGTAAGCGTTCAGTTCTGGGGTGGAGTATGAGCAGAAATGGCATTCGTTCACTGGTAATTGTTCTGGCTATCTGCCTTGTTGCCTGGTCAGCGACCATTATAAAAATTCTGCATGTTACGGGGTTATTTAATGGCTAGTTTACCAAAACACAATCCTGCGGTTAAGGCAGCACAAGGCAAGCTTGCAATTGCTTTTTTTAATAGCGATGGCGAAATGTGGGCTCAGGCCATGGCGTCATTGAAGGATATTCATGAAGCAGCAAAGCACGAAGAATACCATATGTTTTGCGGCCGTACGGATGCTCTTTCAGGGCTTCAATTTCGTGATGTTGTTTTAAATTATGATCTGTACGGAGATTTAATTTCCGTCGATGCTGACTTGCTTACAGGGCAATATAAAGTAAATACCGAAGTTTCATTTTAATTATCCAAAAAAGGAATTAATGCCTTAAATGGCAGGTATCCACACACCTTAATACAGGAATAAATATGGAAACCGAAACACTCCACTGCTACAGCTGCGGCGGCTCCTTTGCACGCGAAGAGTTACAGTATCGCCCCATCGGAAAGGGTGCATACCGTAAGCAAGCCTATTACTGCCCTGTGTGCAATGAAAAGCAAAAGAAGAAAGAAACTCTCACAGCTGCAAAGTCATCATTCCGAAACTCATTACCAGCCAGACCAGCAACAGCCCAATTACGGCCTTCGTTCTGGAATAAATAAAATCAGTTTCAGTTAGCAATCCTGCAAAAGGAAATAACAAATATGAAAATAGAATTTATTGATAAAGGTGTAATAGCAACCGCGATTGTCACAAGTACGGTATTCGAATTCCGGCTACACAATCGCGCCGTTGATACTGCTTTATTCCTAGCTCCTTCCGTTCGTTCTAAGCACAGTGGATTCTTTATTTTAAAAACGGTTATCTCCGGGAAAACACCTCACGTACTGCGCGCATACAGCGCGCTTCGCGCGGAGGCTTGTCGATGAGCAAATCTCTAAACGCACGCTGCATCAGACGCTGGGAAGTGGAATTTAAACCTATCTGCGATTCTAAGGTTAATCCGTTCTGGCGCAAGAGCGACCTACATGGATATATCCGCGAAGCGGCGCTTACCACCGCTTACAGCATGGTCGAGAAAATGGCTGAACGTAACGCTAAGGTTGACTATGACGGTGAGCTGAACGGCTGGTCACCAGAATTTTCAGCCTGGTATCGTGAGCGCCATGAACAGTATCTGAAAGAGGCGCGTGACTACCTGGACGAAGAAGCTACCAACGACGAAATCGACGAGGAGATCGAAAACGAACTGGAAGCATGGAACGACTGAATTACACAAAAACACAACTGAACTGATTTCCAATAATCAACATTAAACCGGGGAACTGATTATAGTTTCCCGGCCATGAGGTTATTTATGGCCGATATTACTCAAGAAGATGAATGGGTGATGGAAAAGGGAATTGTAGCGAAGATGTATATGACTCCCCGGCAAATTAAATCTTACCGGGAGGGGAGATGGATCGAGGGTATTCATTATAAGAAGCACCCACCAGATCCAAAAGCTTCAGAAGGAAGGGTAACGCTTCTCTACAACTACACCAGGATCAATAGGCTTGTCGGGGAAACATAATGAATATGCCTGCTGGCGTAGAGCTGCATGGGAAAGGAATAAGAATTAGCTTTCTATATCGCGGCATACGTTGCCGCGAAGTTTTGCGGGGCTGGACTGTATCAAATAGCAATATAAAAAAAGCTGGCAATCTCCGTACTTTAATTATGAGTGAGATTCAGCAAGGTAAATTTGACTATGCAGAGCACTTTCCTGAATCAAAGGCGCTTAAAAAATTCACCACAACACAAAAAATTAAAACCTTCGGCGAATTGTGCAAAGTTTATCTTAATGCCAAAAAGCTTGAGGTCTCAGCTGCGTCATACAGAGGCGCAGAATCACGTATAGCAACACTTTGCGCTATTGTTGGAAGTAATACGCATATTGCGGATATTCAGCATACCGACCTGTTGAATTACAGGAACGCGCTATTAACTGGTAACACCTTTAGCGATCACGCGCCCTGGCTTAAAAGAAAAGGTCGCGCTGTATCCACGGTCAACGGCCTGATGAACAACCTGACTGCTTTGCTCAAGCTGGCGAATCTGAGCGGCTTTATTGACCATACCCCGCACGAAGGTATAAAGATGCTTAAACGCTCCAGGAGAGACCCGGATCCGCTTCTTCAGAGCGAGTACGAGGGATTTATAAAAGCGCTATCTCCTCGGTATGCCTTGCTCTGGACTACAGCTATCTTTACGGGTCTTCGGCATGGCGAGTTAACAGCTTTAGCCTGGGAGGATGTAGATCTTGATAAGGGTGAGCTTCACGTCAGGCGTAATCAGACAAATGAGGGCCTGTTTGTGCCACCCAAAACAGAAGCCGGGATCAGAACGGTAACCCTGCTTGAGCCTGCGCTGAACGCTTTACGTGAGCAATTCAAGCTAACTGGCGCATTAAGCAAAACCGAAATCACTTTCCATCACCGCGAACATGGGTTAACTGAACAACAAAAACTGCGGTTCGTGTTTATCCCGCCCAAAAACTGGCGCGGGGAAACGAAGTATTATGGCTCTCAATCTCTGGGGTATAGTTGGGAGGCTGGATTAAAGAAGGCGGGAATCAGGAGCAGACGCCCTTACCAGTCGCGCCACACTTTCGCATGCTGGCTTTTAACTGCCGGAGCTAATCCGTCTTTCATCGCCGGACAGATGGGCCACGAGAATGCAAAGATGGTTTACGAGATTTACTCGAAGTGGATCGGAGAGATGGACCGCAACCAGGTAGAAATGCTGAATAACAGTTTTTCTGACGTTGTGTCCCAAGGGTGCCCCAAACGTAAGGTAGTAGGTATAAAAAACGTTTAG